CTAAAAAAAATTCGAGAGACGCTTTTGCGCATTTTCTCTCATTTCGTCAGTGTAGTGTACATATGCCTTTAAAACTGTTTCTACTGTATCTCCCAGCAATGCTGCTACCGTTTTAATGTCGAAGCCGCTGCTAAGTAGTGTTGTAGCATAAGTGTGTCTAAAGTCATGAATACTTATATCACCTTTTGTATATTGGGAAACTCTTTTTATAGAGTGATATGTAGCATTCCAAAATACCATATCGCTGATGTGACGAGGATATTTATTTTTGTATTCTGCTAAAACTGTCTGTAGTCGTAAAGGTATAGGAACAGTTCGATAAGAGTTGTTGCTTTTTAATTCTTGTAGAGCCATAACGTTTTTATTTGTAGCAACCATTTGCCGCTCGACTTTTAATGTGCCGGCATTAAAATCAATGTCAGACCATTTTAAGGCTGCTATCTCGCCAACCCTAAGTCCCGCAAAAGCGGCGATACAGCACGCCGTATATAAAGTATAGTTCTTGGTTTTTAAACGCGCCAGAATCGCTTCTAAACGTTCTTTGGAAAGGGCGTTTATTTTTCTTTGCCCTTTTATTTTTAACGGCTGTATCCCTGCTGTAGGGTCTTTGGTTATGAGCTCGTATGGAGATACCGCTCGTTTAAAGATAGTTTTTAGTTTCACGAGATACAAGTTGGCGGTGTTTGCTTTCACCGGTAGAGAGTTAAATATTGATAGTATGTCGCTATGCGTTATGTCTACCAGACGCATATCTTTTAGTTCTGAAAAAGCTTTGAGCGCATGCTGGTATCCGAGTATTGTGTTGTAGGCTATGCTCCTTCTTGTATCGTTAAGAAATATTGCAGCAAATTCGCCGAAGGTTATATTAGCGGTACTATTGTCTATATATACTGGAGCATTTGCTTTAACTTCTTCTAATAACTTATCGCCGGCATTCTTAGCTTCTCGCTTAGTCTTAAATCCTTGCTTAGATTTTTGCTTCCAGCGTCCTACATTATCCTTATAGGAGAGTATGACCTGGAAGCCTTTGTCTTTCTCTCTATAAGTAAAATTGTACTCCATTGCTACCTCCTTACAGTTGGACAAAAATGTCCGTGTACTTATGGTAATTATTTCTACCAGCCTTGTTTGGCTTGAGATCTGCGTGTTTTTTGAGCCTGAGCTAAACGCTCAGAGGATATTTTTTGAGAGGATAACCATAAAAAAACATTAGAATCATATTTGCCTTTATCATGGTAATTAGAAAAAAACATAATCTTACAAACAGGGCCTTCCCAAAAATACATACGTGTAAATGGTTCATCTGTAAATGGTTCCTCAAACTTTGAAGACCATTCTCCATATAAATCTTCTAAAGCAGCAAGCATTTTTTTCTCGTTATATGATGATATAGCTACAGAATCGCCACTAATGTTAATATGTACACTTTCTAATTGATTATTCCAAAAGGTATATTCTATTGGTGCTACAATAGGGATATTGCTTATAGAATCATTTTCTAAGTAAGTACCGTATGAAATCAATGTTGTACCATCGATCTGTTTGATTAAAGTATTTACTCTATCATCTTTAATTTCATAACTGTTAGGATATTTTTCTTTCAATTCTTCTATAGATGCACCCCAACTTAAGCCTCGAAATGATGTTGGCTCATTTGGAAAAGCTAATGCAGCAGAATTTATTGATAACAATAAAATGAAAATTAAAAGAATAAGTTTCGACATTAGAAATACCTTCTTTCTAAAACAGCTTATAAAAAATATCATTTCAATATCCTCAACCTACTGCGTCTTTTTCAAAGGTAGAATTTTCTACAGCCAAAAGAGAATTAATCATAGTTGTTACTGCTTGCTGGTTTTGTTCGTTTAATTGGCGGTAATTTTTTATAAGTGCTTTTTCTGTTTCGTTATAATTTTCAACGTTTGAAAAATTTTCCCAACCTACTAATTTAGCTGGGGAAACATTAAAAATTTCAGCTAGAACAACAATAGAGTCATATGGAATTTTTTTTATTTTTCCTACTTCATAACGTTGCAACGTTGGTGCACTAATATCTAGACCTTTATCTCGACAAAGATTAGATAAGTCAGAAAAAGTGTATTGCTTTTGAGTACGTAAAATATTCATATTTTTGCAAAATGGCTGAATCAATGATAGCACCTCCTGTAATTAGTATAAATTAAAAATATCTTTTATGCAATATGAGTCGTGCAAATCGCATAATAATATTGCATTTTTGTATTGACAAGCAAACCATATGATATTATACTTATTACATAAATGCAATAGAAAGGGGTGATAATGATGTATAAAATTGATACTTTAAGTTTAAGAAAAGCAATGATAGATGCTGGAATTATTACTATTGTTGATTTAGCTGATAAAGCGAATGTTAATAGAAATACTGTAGCTGGAGTTCTCAACGGCAAAGTAAAACCTACATTAGATGTTATGTATGCTATTTCAGAAGCTTTGTCGTTAAACAGTCAAAAAGCAGGAGAAATTTTTTTTGCAAATCTTGTTGCATAAATGTAATAAAAGCCGCTAAAGGAGCGTAACAATGAAAGGATGTATAAGTAATGGAAAAGAAAATGCCACACAATCAGTGTGTGTGGCGAGTTGTGAAATTTGTAGAATTGATGGTGCTGAATTAGCAACAGTCATAAGAGTTGAGTGTTTGACAGGTAAGGGTACGCAAGAAGATCCGTATACAGCAATATATAAATTCTATACTACGGATAATAAATACATAGGTAGTATTTAAGTTATTGGGGCTTAATGAAATTGAAAGGATATGAAAGGAGCGTAAAAATGAAATGAGCAAAAACAAAAAAGGCGAACCAGCAACAAAGAAGTTTGTTATAGAAGCAATTAGGAAATATCATGCAACTGAAATACGCAGGCAGTTGGAAGAAGATAATCAAGAAAGAATTTATACATCGGCCAGAATGATTATTGCGCTGGAAAACCTTTCAGAAAAGTTTGCTGTATTGGGTACGCCTTCACTTCGTGGATTATTCCTTATGCTTAGTTTGAATTTTGTTCTTTGGATTCTTTTTCTATGGTGGATTGAACAAATTCTTTCACAGCATGGTCTTTCATAAGAACTGTTAAGACATGGTCAGCATCTTTTACGAAAAGATTGAGGCGGGATTTTGAATATAAATAATTTGGATCTTCAGCTAAAATCTTTTTTAATCCTTCAATATGTCTGTAATGATGGACGATGGCTTTTAGATCTTCGGAGTTAAGCGTTTCTGCTAAAAAATATTTTACGTTATTCCATTCATTTATTGGAGCGTCTCTTAAAAGCTTTGAACATGAAATGAATGCTTCATTACTAGAATAGCGTTTTTTAAGCCAAAAAGAATGGTTGCTAATCTCTGTATATAGCAATATTAAGCAGTTTGAAAGTTTCTGTTTTTGAGATTTTTTTCGACTGATTTCTAAATAAAATGTTCCTGCAAGACCCGATACAAGAGAAACTATTATAGTTATAACAAGCGTTGAGATAGTCACAAAATCACCTCCTTCCTACAATCATTATAAGAAGGAGCAGGTTCTTTTACAACACAAAAAGAAACACCCGCCGCACCGTGGAAAGTTTAGCGAGTGTTTCTTGTGACCAGCCGAAGCTGACGAGAACATTATAACACGCTTCGACTGGTATATCAACTTTGAAAGAGGGATATACCATGAACAAGAAAGATGAAGCTTTGGCAAAGTTTGTCGAAGTGGTAAAGAATTTAAGTTCTAAAGAGTTTGAAGAAAAGTATGTTAAGGAGGATATACCGGTGAGTAAATTACTAATTCGGACAAAAGGAGTTTGGAAAGGGAATCTAAAGGTTATAAATGATAATAATGAGATATCTCAATACCATAACGGAGACTGCAATATAGCGATACATTCAGCAATTGATGGAACCAAGAAAATACATTTTCATATGGATAAAGTAAAGACTGATGATTTTGGTATTGATATAGAGATTGAGCCCCAATAATTCTTTATTAGGATAATTTGAGCAAAGACTGTAACTCTTTCATATTAGCTTCTATTTTTGAATTGAGCTCAACTGCTATTTTAGCATTATTTTCAACGATAATTTTTGCAATATTCTCGGGAGTTATTTCTCCTAATTCAGATATTCGATTAATTATTTCTTGCTCTGAATAGCCAATTCTACCAAACAATGAGATAAGCATGTGACCTCTCTTTCTGGGGCTCAATTAAATTATAGCACAAAGATTATTAAGGAGGATGACGTAACAATGGAAGATATGAAAAGCTGTGACATAACTAAAGAACAAAAAGAAATTAAGGCGGTAGCAGGCGATATTCTGAAACTTCTTAACGGCAAAAACATGAAAGAGATTGAGATGATTTTATGGGAAGTAAAGAGTCACTGTGATGCTAGTTACACTTTCACTTACAAACCAAGATAGGAGTGAAGAACAATGATTGTAGAATGTCCACACGTTGGAATAAGAGAGCTGTCTGAAGCGTGGGGCGTTAGTGCAAGGACAGTAAAAGAATGGCTTGCTAGTGCAGGTATTAAAACAGTAGTACGTGGTCGGTATCGTGTATCAGATGTTACGAGATATGCCGATCAGTACGGTAAGCCGAAACTTTCTAATCGAGAGCGATTAGAGGTAATGCAGCTACAAAAAGCCTTAGATAACGCTAACGCTGAAATAGCAGAACTGCAAGAATGTCTGTTGAAAGTGTCAGGAGTAACAGCTGACGCTGTTCAAAAGATAGTTAGGCAGATGAAAAAAGAAACTGAAATAGTAGAAATGAGGCAGAGCAGATGAAAGCACTAATCAAAGTAGCAGGAACAGCAGTAGTGATGAAAGAGAGTATTAAGGAGCAGCCTTGTGTATGGGCTTTAACCGCTTTATCTATAGCAACAGTAGTTAAGCTGATATATGACATAGGCTACGCTATGGGGCAGGTGGCAGGCTTATGATTAGAGATTTTACCGTAGCAACTACTGCAATATTTGTCGGAACATACATTGCTATTATGGCTGCTGTAGTGACTGTAGGGGTGTTGAGATGAGCGAAGGAGGAATAGTTTATGTTTAATAACAAAGTAGCACCGGATGATTATCAAAGCTTGAGAGAATGTTTTTTTTACTTTGCTTCTGCGAATGAATTAACGATAAATGAAGCTGGTGATGTTTTAGAAAGACTGGCAGAGGATTTACAAAATCAGGTTTGTAGCGGGAAATATGGTTTGTCAGAAGGGTGCTGCGGAGAGACTGACAATAAAAAACCGGCCTGCCAATTTGGCAAACCGGTAAGTGGTTTACAACCATTATGATTTCAATATTTTTTTGATGGATTCTGTTGTGCTGAGCATCGGACCAGTCCACGCTGCGTTTCCAGAAAGTTCGGCAACAAATAGTCTGTCGTTTACATCAAGAAATCTTTTTAAGTCATCGCGAATTTGTGCTGTAGTCCAAGTTGTAGAAACTAACCAGCAAGATTCTGTCAATTTACAATGGGTATATTGTTTGATACGAGCAATAAGACCATCGTAATTTGTGCCAGGTTTACGTAAGTCGTAAGTAATAATTTTAGCCATAATATCACCTCCATTCTGTCCAATATTCTCAAGGTGAATAAAGAACTATATATAGTATAAATATATGTTCTATAGCACATATATAGTGTATCAAAATTAACTTTTATTAGCAAATTTTAATTGGGGTGATAGTGTGAACAATGTGAAAAAAGTAAGAATATCGAAAGGATTGTCCAGGTATAAGGTCTCTAAAGATAGTGGTATATGGTACAAGTCTTTGTGTGAAATTGAAGATAACAAGACGGATGTTAAATTATCCACACTCAGGAAAATTGCAGCAGCAATGAACTGTGAAGTAGCTGATTTAGTTTAGGAGGAGTGATTATGACAAAGCAAAAGAAAAAGAGCTACCGAAGTAGCAGCTTCGATAGCTCAGGTGGACATGTAAATTTTACTAGGTTTAGCGTCCACCTTCATTTTAGCAAAAGAATTGGAGGATTGCAAGCATGGATAATTTTGATGATTTAGTATATTCGATTAGATATGAAGCAGAGGCTATTTTAGATAATTTGAAGGAAATGGATGATCTGGACGGTGATGAAGCTCAAGTCAGTATATTGCTGAAATGGATCAAAAGTAGTGCAAATAGTATTGAAAATAAAATTGAAGATTATCAACCTAACCAGGGAATAACAACAGCTGAATTGCGTAACAAGATGATACTAAGCTATCCGGGGAGGGATTATGATGGACGATAGATATACAGCTGTATCTAATCCGCCAAAAGATGCTTTAAAAGAAATAGAATTTGGTGCATTGCGTGGTAAAAGTGATATTAATCCGCAATGGAAAATAGAAGCAATGACGGAAAAATATGGGATGTGTGGAATTGGTTGGAAATTTGAAATTGTTGATATACGTACTACTTGTATGCAGGATGACGGAAGAATATTGCTTTTTATGCAGGTGAATTTGTTCATAAAAGACGGTGAAAATTGGAGTGCTCCTATCCCTGGTTATGGTGGCGATATGATTGTAAAGAAAAATAAGAATGGGATTGAACCTAATGATGAAGCTTATAAGATGTGTTTAACAGATGCACTCGGGAATGCTTTGAAGTACGTTGGTGTTGCGGCTTCTGTATATCGCGGTTTTTATGAAACAAAACATGAAAAACGGCAAGCTGATAAACGTGAAGAAAAGAAACGTCAAGAAGAAAGCCCAATTCAAATTACGTCTACCAGTGCATCTGGTTATGTAAGATTTATAAATGGTATTCAGTGTCAAGTTAAAAGTACTCGAAATAACGAATGGTATGACGTAGAATATTTAACTCTGAAAAATTTAGAAGAAATTCTTGAAGATGAAAAATATTCTGATGCTTATGATGCTATTAGATCAATGATCAATGCTAAGGCAGCTGGGATGAAATGAAGTTCACGGTTAAAGGGTTACAGACATTAAAAGGGATGGGATACATAAATTTAGTAGTACCTGTCCCTTTATCAGAGGAAGAAGAAATCAATAAAATCGATCCTGAAAAGCAGTATGTTGTAGAGGTCAAGCAATGGCGCAAAGGGCGTTCTAACGACGCTAATAAATACGCTTGGGTATTATGCCAAAAGATAGCAGAAAAGCTGTCAGAAGAGAGCTTTCACAGCAAGGAAGATGTTTACAGGAAAGCGATCAGGGAATGTGGTTACGGCAGAATATGGCCAGTGCCAACTGACGCTGTAAACAGAACTATTGAAATTTGGCAAAGCAATGGTGTTGGCTGGATAGCTGAATTGGTTAGTGAATGTCAGAACATTAAAGGCTATAGCAATGTAAGGGTATATTACGGTAGCAGTGCTTATGACACGAAAGAGATGAGCCGTTTTATAGATTGTTTGGTATCTATGGCAAAAGATATTGGCGTAGAAACTAGGCCGCAGGAAGAATTAGATGAGCTGATCAAGGAGTGGGGCGTTAAAGATGTCTAAGAGTATCATGCAGACAGGAAAATATTGTTATCTATGCAGCAGGACAACTGGAATTGAGGAACACCATATATACTTCGGTTCACTGCGAAGGATAAGTGAGAAGCATGGTTTTAAAGTTTGGCTCTGTGCTGAACATCACAGGGGCAATAATGGTCCGCATCAGCGCAGAGTTATTGATTTACTGCTGAAGAGGCTATGCCAACGTAAGTTTGAAAAAACTCACAGCAGAGAAGAATTTATGAAGATTATCGGAAGAAATTATTTAGACGACTGAAAGGATTATTATGAACTACGTTGCACAGATGAATGCGTTTTGGAGCTGGCGGTTACTCAACCAACTTAATAGCCGAGCTGCTGATTTGTATATGGCATTATTGCACTTTAACAATTTAGGCGGCTGGCAAAAAGAGTTTACCGTGTCCAGCACGATGCTGCAATCGGTGTGTGGAATTTCTCGGACTGAATTAAGTAGGCATAGGAATACTCTAATTCAGATGGGGCTGATTTCATACCAGGGCGGCAAAGGTAGTCGATCAGGTTTTTATCAGATATTCGATTTGTGTATCGTATACCGAACACAACCTGTAACACAAACTGATACACAAACTGATACACAACCTGTAACACAATCTCGCGCGGATAAGAAAGTATATATAAATAATATTATTAATAATAAACAAAACGAAAAGAAACAAGAAGCGCCTGATTGTGAGCGGGAAGAATATTTTGCCCGATTTTGGGAAGCATACCCGGTGAAGGTGAAAAAGCCTGTAGCTAAAATCGAGTGGAACAAGCTTGTTGATCCTTGTGTGGAGCTGTATGAAAAAATCATAGCTGCTGTTGAGCGGTATAAACAGACAAGCCGTTGGAAAGAGAACAACGGGGCTTATATTCCATACCCTGAAACATTCTTGCAGGACAGGCGTTGGGAAGATGAGATACGTGTTACAGAGCAGAAAAAAGAATGGGCATGGTGAGGTGATTTGAATGCTTGATATAGGCGATATAGAGGCTGCGTTTGTGGTATGGCGAGCAGCTGGCTTAACTCCACCACCGATGAATGATGTGCAGCGGGAAAACTTTATGGCTAAAACGTTGGAACAATACAAGTATACACAGGTCAATGATTGGGCGGAAGCTGTTGAGTGGGTAGCTAATAACAATACGCGCTGGGCAACGTGGTTCGACATCAATACAGCGCTGTCTATAGTCCGACAAAATAAAATCGGCGCAGAGAAGAAAGCTATTGAGCGTAATTCTAAAGCGGCAAATGAGTTTGTTAAAAAGTTGTTTGCTGATCTTGCTGCCGGTAAAACATTTGGCGAACTACGGCAGCCAATAAGCGAGAAAGTTAGAGCTGCAGCAAAGAGGATTTTTCCTGATGCCGACGATAGCTTTATAAAGCGTAATTGCAGCGATATCAGCTTTATCGCAGACGTCGAACGAAAATGCGCTGAATGTATTAACACTGTTGATTGCCCATACAGCGGACATCAACCGTTTTTGAGAGTAGACAAAGAAAGCGGATTTACTTATGTGGTAGCTGATCGTGAACGGTGTTATAAATATCATCCGTTAGTGCCTGATGTAGTACCAAAACGGTCAACCCGTCGTCAAGGTGAATTAGCTAAAGTTTAAAGGAGCGGTAACTATGAAAATAAGTGCAGAAAAATTACAGGAGATTATAAAAAGTCACGGTAGATGGTTGCGAAACGAAGAAGGAGGGGAACGTGCAAACCTCCGCGATGCATACCTCAGCGGTGCAAACCTCCGCGGTGCAGACCTCCGCGGTGCAAACCTCCGCGGTGCAAACCTCCGCGATGCATACCTCAGCGGTGCAAACCTCCGCGGTGCAGACCTCCGCGATGCAGACCTCAGCGATGCATACCTCAGCGGTGCAAACCTCCGCGATGCATACCTCAGCGGTGCAAACCTCCGCGGTGCAGACCTCCGCGATGCAAACCTCAGCGATGCAAACCTCAGCGATGCATACCTCAGCGGTGCAGACCTCCGCGGTGCAAACCTCCGCGATGCAAACCTCAGCGATGCAAACCTCAGCGATGCAAACCTCAGCGGTGCAGACCTCCGCGGTGCAAACCTCCGCGGTGCAAACCTCCGCGGTGCAAACCTCCGCGATGCAAACCTCAGCGGTGCAGACCTAGACAAAACATATTATCAAGTTGTTAGAATTGGCAGTCGCCGAGGAACAACTACTTATTGCGTAGATGACGACAATGTCCTGTGTGGATGCTGGAATAACTACAAAGGTGGTACGCTAGAAGAATTTAAAACTCGTGTAGAGAGTGTATACGGACGTGAAGGTAATAATCCTAACGAGCAATATTACGATGAGTATATGGCGGCAATCACATTCTTTGCGGCAATGAAGGAGATGAAATAATGAAAATTAAAGCAACAACACCATGTTATAAATTCAGGGACGCAACACCGGAAGAACAGATTGCAAAAATCAAAGAAGAACTGGCTGAGGTGGAAGCTGCTTACATAGAGCTTAAAGAAATGCCGACAGAAAGCAGATTACTTGCTTTGCTGATGGAGATTATCGACGTTAAGGCTTGCTGTAACACGTTGATTTATCAACTTACGAATGATAACTTTGAAGCTTTTGTGATCTATGCCAAAGCCAAAGAAGCGGTTATAAGAAAAAATCTTGCAAGAGGGTACTACTCTACGCCAGAAGATATTGACAAGCTGAACACTAATAAGTCAGAACCATTTTGAGGTGAGATTATGAATTGCGATATATGCCATAAGGATACAACGGCGGGTAGTCACGTAAACAGAGGTCGATATTTTGAGGTGCATATTTGCCCGAGCTGCTTGATGTGGTCCGATGATACACGGGCCGTGAAGGCACGGGAGACAATTCAAAACTTCAAGAATTTGAGATCTTTGGAAGATATTAGTATAAGTCATGAAGGGACTGAAGCACAATGACTAAGCGTGAAACAGTATACACATTATTATTTATCTTTGCCGCTGGATTTTTATGGCAGCTCGGCTGTGCGTTGGCAGAGGTTACTGTAGAGTGGCAGATCTGGCGATAAGTTAAAACGGCCGCGCATACTAACTATATACAAGCATAAAGGGAAGTATACCCCTGCGGAGGTGATTAGCCCGTAGGGGGCGGCCTTTTAATATAAGCAGTTGATGAGATTGAGAGGACGATAAGACGATATGAATAAATTTAAGAAATACTGTCCAAATGTATGGGTGGCGGAATGCGAAGAAGAGTATGAAAAAGGTGACATTATTCAGCTTGAGACGAAATACGGAAAAGAAGTTGAATGCGAAGTTTATAACTTGGTGTTACAAAAAGATGATAAATATTTTTATTCTATTGTCCGAACTGATGAGCAAAGTTACGCAGAACGCAAGGCGGAAAGATACAACAACGCTGCCCTAAAAAATCAAGTGAAAAGCAATGATAAGTGGAGAGCGGCAGAGGAAGGTAAAGAATTTTTATCATTGGGGGAACCAATAAAAGTTGGACATCACAGTGAAAAACGACATCGTGCCTTAATTGAAAGGAACTGGAAACGGTGTGAAAAGGCTGTAGAACTTGCAGATAAGGCAGCTGAACAAAAGAGCAAAGCTGAGTACTGGGAAACCAAAACAAAAGAAATAACGTTAGCAATGCCCGAAAGCCTAGAGTATTTCTCAGCTAGACTTGAAAAAGCTGTTGAATATCATAAAGGATTGAAAGACGGAAGTATACCAAGAAGCCATTCATACTCCTTGGCTTATGCCAATAAAGATGTTAAAGAGCTAAAAATAAAAGTTGAAATAGCCAAAAAGTTGTGGGGATAAAAAAGGACGGTGAGATGTATGCACTACATTTTTAAATTAGATCCTAAAAAACCGCCATCACCGCCACCGGAAAGGAGTTCTATAGATTTGAGAGAGGATTTATCAGAAAAAAATACAGATGCCATAGAAGCGGCTATTATCATAAGAAATTATTGCGCTGGAAGAACCTGCGAAAAATGTTGCTTTGGTGATGTAAATAATAAGTATTGCGTTTTTACACAGCGAATTATTCCGAGTGAATGGAATTTAGGCTTTGCAGCAATGAAAAAAAGACAGGACGGTGAATAGATTATGAAAACAGTAATAGCAACAGTTATTGAAAAAAATGAGTATGAGATCAAACTAGACGTAGAAAATGACGCTACAGAGGACGAAATTAAGGATGTTATAGAAGAAGCATACATGGATGATGATCATAATATGGACATAGTTAATAATACTTATGATATAAAAATAAAAAATAGTAGGTGAATAGATTATGAGACTAATAGATGCAGACGCCCTGCGTCGGCGGAAAGAGTTGCGCTTCGGCTTAATGGCAGCAATCACTACTATTCAATTTTTAATAGACGAAACCCCTACAGTAGAAGAACGCAAGCATGGGCATTGGATTACTAAAAAAGCATGGCATGTTGAGTGTTCTGAGTGTCATTATGTTTCAGAATCTATTTGTGAGGTAAAAAAATACTGCCCGAACTGCGGCGCAAAAATGGACGGTGAATAATATGGAATTGATAGATAAAAATGCTTTAAGTATGGAACTAACAAATGAAGTGTTAAACGCTTATGCAAAGGCTGATTTTCGTTTTGCTCATGCGTTAAACGTTTTTCAAGGTTTAATAGATAAAGCCCCTATTGTAGAAGAACGTAAGCACGGACATTGGGAAGGGGGCGGTGCTTACTACTGTTCTAATTGCAACTCATATGCCGCAACAGATGTATTTGGCGGCGGGTTGGATATTACTGAACAGCATTATTGTTATAATTGCGGGGCTATTATGGACGGTAAAGCTATATGTGATGATTAAGGAGTGAAAACAATGTATGAAATAATACCGGTTTATCGTCTTGATGGTTCAATTTGCTATTACAATATCCAAGAATCATATGACGAAGAAACTGTTGTTTCTGCAGAGTTAACGAAAAAGCAGGCAGAAGCTATATTGATAATATTGGATGATGATGACGGTGTTTTCGATGACGATTAAAGAACTTTACGAGTACGCCAAAGAAAATGGAATAGAAGATAAGCAGTTAGTCGCTGTGTGTTTCGAGAATGGTTGTGTTCTTATAGATGATGAGTCTGCTTTTGGAATTGAGGAAGGAGAAATAGTAGATGACTAACGACAAAGCCTACTGCATACGAAGTAACCATGTACTAACACTGACTGCGATCGACACGAGGAAAATGTACCACTTATAGATGATGATGGTAACCATAGAGAGTGGGCTAGATTTGATGAATGTAAAGAGTATAGGTGCGCTGAAGGAGCGTGATTAGAGTGGCACATAAGTGTAAGGGCTGCGTGTGGAGCTGTCAAGTAAGCGAGAATAAAGTTTACTGTCGTAGGGTAAATTGTGTAAAAGAAAAGCGATTCCGGAGCGTGATCGGTATGTTAGGGCAGGTGCAGCATGGTCATCATCTGAGTGAAGCTGAAAGTGCTGCGATAGACGTTGCTGCAGATGTTTTACGGGCAGAGGGGTGATGCGATGCCTACGACGGATGAAATAAAGCAAAGGTTAAAAAGTGCATGGGTCTGGCAGAAGCAGCTTGAAGCGGATTTACAAATGCTGCAGGATCTAAGAGATTTGGCAGAGCAGATAACTCCAGTCTATAGCTTGGCGCCTGGGGGCGGTTGCAACAATGACAAATTAGGCGGTACGGTTGCGAAGATGGCTGACGTGGAAATGTCTGTTCAAAACGATATTAAGCAGCTTACAGAGGCATTAGCGGCAACGAGAGAGCTAATTAAAATGCTTGATGATGAGAAGTTGCAGCTTATATTGTTCAAACGTTACTTGAATTACCAGCGTTGGGAAGTTATTGCTGCGGATTTGGGATATTCGTGGCAGTATATACACAAAATGCATTCTAAGGCGCTGCAAAAATTAAAAGAGGAGATAGAATGCGAGTATTGACCTGTGTTATAATGTATGTGTAGAAATTGACAAAAGCCCACTAACTTTAATGTGTTGGTGGGCTTTTGTGGTATAATAAAACCATCTAAAAATGGATGGTGATAGGTAAAAATGAACAATGATCTAGCAAATGAGTTGATGGATGAAAGCAGTAGTTTTTTTGTCTCAATACACGATTTTATTAGAGAATCTACAAGTAGCTTTAATAAAACTAATAATAAATCAACAATTGAAAAAGATGTTACTATAAAATATATGGTTGAGTGGTTAAAAATTTTAGATAGTATAGCAATTTTGTTTTATCAGGGAAGAGTTGATAGTGCACAAGTTTTAACGAGAACTTTGTTTGAAATAACATTGCAATTATGTTATTTAACCAAGGATAAGAAGTATGTGAGAGATAAAGCTGGATACATTATTGTGGTAGCTGATATAAAAAAATATAAGTATAATAAAGTTTTGATTGAAAATAAAGAAAAATATGAACTTGATATACAAGAGGAAAAAATAAAAAATGAAGAAATAATAACCAATCTTAGAAATAGTAATATTTTAGAGATAAGAGAAGCATTTGAATTTATTGAAAATAAAATATTGTTAAGAAACAAGAATATAAAAGAATGGTATGAGATATATTCTAGTAGACCTAATATGATTTATATAGGAAGCAATAGGCAGTTGTGTAAAGCTATTGAATTTTATGATGGCGAAAAAGAAAAAGAAATGCTTGTATATGATCTTGTATATGATATATTATCTCAACAAGCGCATGGTGTCACGGCTATTGATAGTTTTCGTATTATAGATGGAGAACAAAGGTTTCGTAAATATGATTGCTTATCAAATGGAGTCTGGCAGATTAATTCAATATATAAAATGCTATTAAAAATAGTTGGAACATTGAAGAGCACTTTTGATGAAGAGTTTTATATTGACAGAGAATTATTGGTCAAGTACAACGAAGAAATGCGAAGAATAAAGGAAAAATGGACTAAAGCGTTTAAAAGCAGTTAAGATTAAGCACTCACATCCGTGAGTGCTTTTTTATTTACAAAGTTTGCAAAGGTGGTGAGGAGAGATGACAAGAGGAAGACCTAAGAAGTTTGATAACGTAACTGAAATGCAGAGAAAGATAGATGCATATTTTGAAAGCAGAGATAAAGACAATCTTGGATACACTATTACTGGGTTAGCATTAGGTTTGGGGATGACAAGAGAAACTCTTTTGCAGTATGAAAAAGAAAGTGAATTTTCTGACGCTATAAAAAAAGCGAAAACGAAAATAGAAGAATCGCTTGAACAGAGGCTGCTTGACGGAAAGAATGTTGTAGGCGTCATTTTTAATTTAAAAAATAACTTTGGGTGGAAAGATCAGCAGCAAGTAGAACATTCCGGAAAAGTAGATATAGTAACAGTGCTTAAGAAAGCCCAGGGACGCGTTGAGGGTGGTAAATCATGATAGAAAAAGAATTAATCGAATTTATTGCACAGTTTGAATATGACCCGGCGGGATTTGTGAAAGCCATGTATCCATGGGGAGAAGGAGAACTGGAGAATAAATGGCCGCAAAAATGGCAGCTTGAGCTTATGGAAGAGCTTGCAACCAGTATGAGGGATGACCCGTGCAGGCTTATCCGAAATGCAATATCATCAGGACACGGGATTGGTAAGAGCGCTGTAGTAGCGTGGCTCATTGAATGGGCTATGTATACCCGGGCAGATACAAGGGTAGTTGTCACAGCAAATACGGACACGCAGCTGCGGACTAAAACATGGCCAGAGCTTGGCAAGTGGCACAGGCTTAATATAGCGAGTGAGATGTTTGTATATACTGCAACGTCTATGTATAGCGTAGTAGAAGGTCACGATAAAAACTGGCGCGCAGACGCTATCCCGTGGAGCAAGAGTAATCCCGCAGCATTTGCAGGCTTGCATAATCAGGGTAATCGAATACTGCTTATTTTTGATGAGGCGTCTGAAATAGAAGACGTTATCTGGGAAGTTGCTGAGGGCGCGATGACAGATTCGGACACTGAGCTTTTGTGGCTGGTTTTTGGCAATCCTACTAAGAACATAGGACGCTTCGCGGATTGTTTAGGCAAAGAGCGTCACCGTTGGCATACGCGGAAAATAGACAGCAGGACAGTAGAGATAACGAATAAGCAACTGCTCAATGAGTGGATTGAGACATACGGCCTTGAGAGCGACTTCGTTAAAGTTCGTATCTTGGGTGAGCCGCCGAGTTCGAGCGAGCTGCAGTTTATTGGACGCAATGTAATAGAAGCTGCGCAGTCAAGAAGCATTACGGGCAAAGACGTAGAGTTTGCACCTGCTATTATCGGCGTTGACCCAGCTTGGGGCGGTAAGGATGCAGCAGTTATCTATCTGCGTAAGGGGAACCTCAGCAAGCTGCTTTACGAAGAGCCGAAGAGTGACGATAATTTTGCTTTTGCTGAAAAGGTAGCTCTGTTTGAAGATAAGTATAAAGCTCAGCAGGTCAACATAGATTTTGGTTACGGTCAGGGCATTTATTCTGCTGGTAAATACATGGGGCGTAATTGGCACTTAGTAAATTCTTCTGCCACTGCTAGTAAAACTCAATATGCTAATAAACGCATGGAAATGTGGGACAGGATGAAGCAATGGCTTATTAACGGTGGCTGTTTAGATGAACTGGACAGAGAGATTGCTGCAGAGCTTATGATGCCTGAAGCATATGTCAATGACCGTGGGCAATTACAACTCCAGCGTAAAAGAGATATGCCATTTAGCCCTAACAGAGCGGATGCCTTGGCGCTGACGTTTGGACGTGAGATGAAAGTTAGTACGCCGGCGCTTGACCTGCTGAAAAGGAGCAGGCAGCAAGGCAGTGCAAGAAATTATAATCCGCTGGCAAAGCTTTAAAAGGAGGTGAGGGCAATGAGTGGATTAACAAATAAGTTGTTTGGTACACCTGCAACTGAGGTTCCTAAGGTAGCGGCAGCGGCTACAGATGTAAGCGGCAGGACGGACGGGACAAGCGCACTTGACCAGCAGCGCAAAAACAAGAAGAAATTTAACTTCGCAGCAACACAGGGCAGCGTGACCAGCGGCGAAACATTCGGGGTGTAAGCGATGAAAACAGATGTAATGAAACTTGAAGAAGCAAAACGCATACACGACGAACTGTTCAACGCTAAGGATTACCAGAACTGTCTTGTAATGTGGCGCCGTATCCAGCAGTATCAAATACCTTTTTTAGGTGAGCTGGACGGACGGGATAAGATGATAAAGCGTGATGCAGGGATTATCGACGGGACAGCGTGGAGAGCAGCGCAGATATTTGCCGGTGGTATGACGAACGGATCTGTTCCCCAAACTGTGGAATGGTTTGATCTGCAGTCACGCTTCGCAGAGGATGACCAGACCCTGAAAGCTATTTTGCAGGACCAAAGGGATACGATTAATAAAGCGCTTAACGCCAGCAATTTCTATTCATCGATTTACAGCGCTAATCTTGAGCTTTCTTTTGGGCAGTCTCCGCGCGGGAGTTTCTTTATTCCGGAGCGAGGTATGGTGTTTGAAAATTATTCTATTGGCTCATACGCTTACGCACTAGATCCGTGGCAGGAAGTAACGCATTTTGCAGTCAAAAAGGAAATGAGCTTATCTAAGATAGTAAGTAAGTTTGGGCTTGAAGCGCTGCCTGAAAAGCAACAGCAGGAGTACAAGGACGGCAAAAACAGCGGACGCCTTATGAAAGTCTACTGGCTTATGACTAAGAATCCTGCTTATGACAATAAGGCGTTAGGACCAAAGGGAAAACGCTATGTGTCGCTTTATTGGCTGGACTGCAGCGATAAGGAATTTATCCATGTAGGAGGCTTTGAAACCTGTCCGATTACAATAATGCGTTATCTTGCTATTCCTAATAGCGATTATGGCATTGGTCCCGGCTGGTTTGCAGACAGCGACAACAGGGTGATGTTTGACTTACTTAAAGCTGCAGCAGGAAATATGGAGCTGTTTTATAATCCGGCACTGCAGGTTCCTACAGGTACTGACACAGATTACAGGCCTGGTGCTATAACAGATGTAGATATGCAGCTTGGTAAAGTCCAGTCGCTGTTTGACATAGCGCCGGTGTTCGACAAAGTGTATGAGCAGGCGGCAATAAGGGAAGATAAAATCAACGCAGCCTATAATACGAATCTGTTTGCGATGCTTGAACAGCAGAAGTTTGATAATACAGGTCGTACAGCTTACGAATGGAGTTTGAGGCAGCAGGAGAAGATGCAGCAGCTCACACCGGTAGTTACACGTATTAACACAGAGGTACTGAGCCGTGATATAAAACGGGTCTATGGTATTTATACGCAAAACGGTGTTTTTGAAATGCCGCCTGAATACGACGGTATGGAGCTGGAAATCGAATATGTATCACCGCTGGCAAAACTGCAGAGGATGAGCGGAGTACAAGATTATGAGTCAGCGCTGGCAGCAATAGGCCAGACGGCGCAACTTAAGCCTGGCGTAGTGAATATGCTTAATGAAAGTGTGTTCCTGCGTAAGTGGATAGATGATTTGGGCGTGAAGAGTGAGATACTCTACACGGACGAGGAATACGCTGAAATTCAGCAGCAGCAGGCTAAGGCAGCCCAACAGCAGGAACAGATGCAGGAAGATATGGCGGTAGCGCAGGCGTTACCTAATGTCACACAGGCAGCGGCCAATCTTCAGGAGATGGCAGACAACGGCAGCGTAGCACCGTTGGATAATTTACTCAGCAGTTTGCGGGGTGGCGTATGATACCGACAAGAAATGTAGCAAAGATGAAAGAGCTGGATAAAAAGGAAGCCTGTAATGACTTTTTAAAAGCGCAGGCCAGAGTAAAAGACAAAGAAGCTTATGAGTTTCTGCTCAGTGATGAACGGGGCAGATGGTTTTTAACTAAGCTTATGGTATCAAATTATTATTATGCCTCTACCTTTACCGGTAACGCTGATACCTACCGAAAAGAAGGCGCAAGGAAAGCGGTGCTTGTGGTAACGGATGAGATACGCAAAATGGGAGAAGATGGAGTACTGCAGCTTCTTAGAGCTGAGGGAGAACGCTTCGCCTGGATACGCGAACAAGAAGCAAATTTTGAAAGGAGTTACAAAGATGGAAGAAGTAAATGACCTCAACAATAACATGAATGAGGAACAGCCGGCAGAACCTGTACAGGAACAGCAGAAGGAAACAGAGCCAGCACTGGAGATTGAAAAAGAGCCGGAGCAAGAACCTGCGTCTGAACAGGGGAAGCAACCTGAAAAGGCGGACGATAAGCCTGACCAAACAGTTGATGAGACTTTTGTAAAGTCTGAAATTATTGAGCGGTTAGGTGATTTGGCGACGCCGGAGATTGTGGCAGAGTGTACAAAAGAATTGAATGCTATCGGGATCACCGATCCGGAGATGGCAAAAAAAGCTCTCGATTATGTATGTAATGCGAGGGCTAATTTTATGACTGCCAATACCGAAGAAGCATTAAAACATTTCGGAGCCACGTTTGATAACGTAACGCCGGAATACCAAAAAGCAATCAGTGAGGCCAATGTGACTATGAATGCATTGGAGAGTAAAATCCCCGGCTTAAAGCAGGTCATCGATATGGCAGGCATTCAAGGCAATATTAAAATTATTCAGCTCATGCAGGCGCTGCATCCTCTTGTAGGAGAGGACGGTAACCTTATGAGCGGTGGCACTGGAGCTAGTAAAGCGGCTCCCAGTCTGGCCGACATTATGTTCGGCGACTTAAATAAAAAGGAGTGACTTAAATGGCAGAAGTAGTAGAAAAACTCAATCCAACAATTCATGACGTGATGGCGGTGCTGTCCCCTGATGGGCAGCTGAAAGAAAACGCTATCGTAAATCTTTTGGCTGAGACCAATGAGATTTTGGAAGATTCTGTAGTAGTAGAAGCTAACAACGGCGATAGCAACAAAGAAGTAATCAGTACCTCTCTACCCGGTGAAGCACTGCGCTATTACAATGACGTAATTAAACCGGAGCCTGGCAGCTTTGCTGCGATGACTGATTTCAGTGCGATGTTCTACCGTCCTGTAGTTATCGATAAGGCACTGTACGAGTTGAATGGAATGCGTAACCGGTTCCTGCTGGCACAATCCCGGCCGCAAATCGAAGCAATCAATCAGGCTATGGCCCGCAGTATGATTTATGGCGGTACCGCTGACGGTAAAGACCGTATGCTGGGACTGGCAGAACGTTATAGCACACTGACCCGTAAGACTGACGGAATCCTGCCGGAAACTTCGGAATATGTATTAGATGCAGGTGGTACAAGTGCTAATCTTACTTCTATCTGGTTCGTGGTATGGAGCTATGATAACGGCGTATATACTTTCTATCCCAAAGGATCTAAGGCAGGTCTGCAGCAGGGCGCCGTTGTTGAGGACGATACTATGGCAGTAAGTGCTGGTTATATGCCGGGCATCAAGACTTCTTTCAGCTGGGCTTCCGGCTTAGTTGTAAAAGATCTGCGTCAGGTAGTACGTATCTGTAATATTGATATCAACACAATTGAAAGCGGCAAACTTATCAACTTGATGATCGAAGCTTCTGAGCGTCTGCATAATACCAGCACTGGCCGTCCAGCGATTTATATGAATCGCAAAGTGAGAACCAAGCTGCGTCAGGATATTGTGTCTAATCGTCAGCTCGGAGCGATGTTTGATTATTCCACTGCCAAGCCGCGTTTGGAAGGTATCGAAGGTCGCAAGCTAATGACCTTTGATGAAATGCCTATCCGTCGTGTAGATCAGATCCACATGAACGAAGCGCGTGTTATTTAATATAGGCCGCATTATGCGGCCTTAACTTTGAAATTTATTATACGAGGAGTGATAGATTATGAAATATGATGTACAGGCAGCAAATGCAATCGCAGCTGATTATGCGGCAGGCGATTTGCCAAAGATTATTGATACTGGAGCCTCTTTCTCCAATACTATTTATCCTAATGCCCAATATGGAGTATCTCTTGATGGGTTGGCTACAGCTGACATAACTGTGACCGTCAGCGCAGGGAATACCGCAGAGGGCACAGATAAAAAAGAACTTTTTAAAGTTACGGTCAAAGAAGGAAGCCGGCTCGGTTACGCTCCTATTCCGACTATTCCGGGGCGTTACATCTTTGCATCTGCAGCAGGCGAGTACAGCGGCAAGATTACAGCAGGCATCGTCTACGGCGTTGCTTCTCCTTTGGGGGTTGGTTTAAATGTCTAAATATGTATGCACGAAATACTGTCAGGCAAGAATCAACGGGCAGATCAAGAATTTCAAGCCGGGTGATATGTGCGAATTTGCGGCTAAGGATATTTTTCCGGATAACTGTTTTAGGTTAATTGCTGGAAGTAAAGTAACTACTTCCAAAAAAGAAGATTAATAAGAGTGAGCGGGGTAAGTCCCGCTCTTTCTTCCAAAGGCAGCAGAAATGCTGCTTCTGGAAGAGGGAGGTAATAATATGCAGTATTCGATAGTTGATATATGTAATTTAGCACTGGTACAGCTGAAAGTACGGCCTATAATCGGTTTGAAAGACGGAACAGAAGAAGCTAGGCAATGTGACAAGATGTTCCCGTTTGCGTTAAGTCAGCTGCTGGCAATGAGTAACTGGAGCTTTGCGAAGATCAGAAGAACAATAAGCAGACTGGATGTGAAGACTCTTGATAAGAGCTACTTGCCAAAGGAGAAGCTGAACTATTTCAAATATCCAAGTGATGCGGTACGGGTCAGGAGCGTTGTGCTTGACGGCAGAGTATTTGAATGGGATAAACCTGAAAATGATAACGGTTATGAGATAATGAGCGTCAAAATAAAAGCGCCGCAGGAAGATTTATTCGTACAAGTATTTGCAACTAAAGCAAAACATTTGGAGATTGAATATACCAGGTACATAGACAATCCGCAGTTTTGGCCGCCGCTGTTCACGGAAGCGCTAGTCCGTTATCTAGCCTATATGCTTTCTACTGTAGTCAGTGGATCTTCTGGAAGTGCGGAAACGCAGTATCAGCTGTTTCAGCTTGCCTATGCTAAAGCGTCAGCAGGCAATAATAATGAGCGCAAGCAGACGCTGCGGCCAGAGCCAAAGATTTTTAGGGGGTGCTGGTAGTGTATAGGGATTTGCTAAATAATTTTACTGGTGGGATAGCTTCTCCTGATGTGCTGGCCCGGCTTGATATGGATAAATATAGAACCTTCTTGAAAGATTGTGTAAATGGAACGGTAAAGCCTTATGGCAGCATTTATAAGCGGATGGGGACAACCAATAAAGGTACGACGGCAAAGAATCATAAAGCAAGAATAATAGCATTCAGCCAGCCTACAACAGACTATATGTTGGAATTTACGGATTACTATTTAACAGTAAGATACAAAGGTGAAAAAGTCAGAGAACTTGAAGCTCCTTTTTCAGAAGCAAACATAAAAAAGCTTAAGTTTATAAAGTCTGCAGATACGATGTTTCTGGTCTGCGGCGACTTACCTATTTATCAGTTGAAAAAGGACGGCGAAGAGTGGAGCTTTGAAGAATTGAATATCAAGATACCGCCATTTGGTGAATTGGTTGATAATACATCTTCGGTACAGAAATACACGGCTCCGGGCAATTATATTTTTAAAGCGAAAGAAACAGGCTTGCATACAGTGACTGTTGCTGGCGGTGGCGGTGGTGGCAGCGGTGTAGCCAGGAAAGCAAGTGATAAGCAAAGTTCGGGTGGTAATGGTGGCCGTGGTGGTTTGCAAACTTTCGAGATTGAGTTAACCAAAGATGAATCTTTTGACATAATTGTTGGCGCAGGCGGCAAAGGCAGTCCTGTCCATTATGGAGCTGGCTATGGCAGCCCCGGCGGAGACGGCAGCGATTCAATTGCTTTTGGATACACGGCTAAAGGCGGCGGCGGAGCTACTGCGGCTTATTCGGCAGACCGTGGCGCAAAGAACGGCTCAGACGGTACAAGCTATGGCTATGGTGGCGAAGGTGGTGCCAAGGGAGTTGCTTATTCAGATGCAGCGTTAAATGGCAGCGACGGTTCGGACGGATGGGTAATAATCACATATAACTATGATGAGCAGACAGTACTTTATCCGAGCGGAACATCCGGAATCATAACGCTTACATCGAATCAGCCGTTTTTTGAAGAAAACATGGTTGGTGACAGTATAAAACTGTATCAGGAAATTGCGACTAAAACCGCTGTCAATTCTTCCGGTGGTGAAGGAACCGGATCAGCTTTGTTTGTTGGTGACAGTTGGAGCTTGCGGACTTCTGGTATATGGAGCGGCACTGTAACGCTTATGCGATCTAAAGATAATGTCGAATATATTGATTATGCGACATATGTCTCTAATAACGATGACTATAACGCCAGTGATAGTGGTTCGGTTGACCGCGAAGATGCTTATTATTTCAAAGTGAAGTTTGCGATTACCAGTGGTACATGTACTGTAACGCTTACTAGCTTCAGCTATACTGCAGAAGGGATAATCAAACTTACAGAGATAACAAGTGATACAGAGGCGATAGGCACGCTTATACGTTCACTCGGTTCTACGGACAGTATAGACGAGTTTGCATTGTCTGAATTTAGTTCAACGAAGAAATATCCTTCCTGCATAGAATTTTTTCAGGATCGTATGGTGCTGGCCAATACAGACAGCAAACCTAATGGTCTTTGGTTGAGTAAAAGCAGTGATTATACTAATTTTGATGAGCAGATAGAAGATGGGACTTTGACCGATGACAGCGCTATTAATACAAGCGTTATCGCCCGAAATGATTATGCAATAAAAAATCTGATTACGTTTCAAGATCTGTGCATTTTCACAGGTGAAGATGAGCGCATTATTTCAGGCTCAAGCGTGGTAACTCCGGCGCAGATCAGTATCAATACCCAAACAGGTTGGGGCAGCAGTGAAGCTCATATTCCGTTCGTAGCGGATAATAGAGTTCTGTATATACAGAGCAACGAAGCATATATCAGGGATTTTTCTTATAACTATGCTATGGATCGTTATGATGGAACAGAGCTGACTTTGATGGTTCATCATTTGCTGAACGGTAAAAAGATAGCTGATTACACCTATACTAAATATCCGGATAGTTTGATTTATCTCATCCTTGATGATGGTTCTATGCTTTGCTTGACTTATATGCTGCAGGAAAAAGTTTTCGGTTGGACGAGGTTTAGCACGCAGGGAAATTATATTGCAGTAGAGACGATAAAAGAAGATGATACAGACGTTATCTATTTCGTGGTAGAGCGTGACGGTACTTACTATATAGAGCGTCAGGAATTGGACCAATATACTGAAGATCCAGCCGATTATTGTATGATGGACAATGCAGAGATATTTGAAAATAACGACGGCTCGAATATAGTTATTGAACGTTTTGCCGGTAAAACTGTATGGGTAATGACCAGCGGTGATATTTTCAACGTTAAAGAACAGGTCGTTGCCAATGATGGAAAGATAGAGATAGAGCCACCATTAAGCGGTGTGTACTCTAAAATAATTGTTGGGCTTGGGTATGAGTTTTCTATGACTATTCCTGAGACACATACAACGATTCAAAAAACAGGCAGCATAGTAGATCAATCACGGTGTTTGAATTCTACTGTAGTCCGTTATTATCTGAGTTATTCCGGTTATGCATACAGTAGAAGTAAAGATAGAGCTGTTCCTTTGATTAGTACATTGGATAACGGAGGGAAAAGCCAGCTTGACGAAAATTTCGGTATTAAACTGTTAAGCGGAACTCAGACAGTGACACTTGACCAGAACAGCGCGAGAGCAGATGAGCTGACGATATTCAGTGAAGAACCGTATCCATTGAGAATAATGTTCGTAGCGCGGGATGTGGATGTGAACATCAGATGATAAAGATAGAGCCTTATAGTGAAGATATGTATGAAGATGTGGTCAGGATATTTGCCAAAGCCCGTGTGAATGACAGGTTGATTTTTGGCAAAGATACTGAAGCGGCAGTACAACTACATATTGAAAAATCATGTGAGATGAATGTGGTATACATTGATAAAGAACCAGTCGCCATATTTGGGCTAACAGACAGGTTACCGATGGGCGCTTATAGATATCAAGCATATATAGTAGGTACTGACAAGCTGTTTGAATGCAAAAAAAGCTTTGTAAGCATTGGCAGAGAAAGGATAAAAGGCTGGCTTGAAAAATACTGTCGGCTTTATATTATGACTTGGCATTTTTATGAACAAAGCTTTACCATGACAAAAGCGTTCGGGTTCAAGTTAAAAATGAACCTTGGCGATTTTGATATTTATGTGAAGGAGAGTGTGTGATGGGGGCATTATTTGCGGTAGGATCAGGTCTGATGACCTATATGTCAGGTAGGCAGCAGGCAGCAGGCTATGATGCTCAGGCACAGATACAGGAACAGAATGCGGCTATAGCAGAACGTAACAGGCAGACGGCAGCTGACCAGGCGGCTCGGCAGCAACAGGAAGCTCGGCAGAGGTACAACCTGATACAGGGACAGAATACTGCAGCGCTTGCTGCAGGTGGTCTTGAATCCGGGAGCAGTTTAGGCGCAGCATTTGGCCGAGCAAATGCAAATGCTTTTGAAAGAGACTCTCGAACGATAAATGAAAACCTGGCAAACGTTGACCTTAACTACCGGCAGAATATATATAATGCGCAGGCGGCGGCAGCGAATTATAGGTCTGCGGCGAAGATGACAAGGAAAATGAGCTTGCTGGGAGGGATTATGACGACCGCACAGGGGCTTTACAGCTCTTCACTTGGAGGCAAAGCAAGTAAAGGCTCTGATAACTTTAGCCTTGATCCATATACTTTGACTAATGCAGGCCGTGGCAAGTCGATGACATTTGGATTTTATAACAATAAAAGGCAGGGCTTTTAGGAGGTGATAATGTGAGCGTAACAACTACGGCAACAAAAATAAGCTATGAGTTTAAACCTGATACCTCATATTCTCTGCCATTTGAATATCAGAGTGCAGATGACGTGAAGGTCAGATATGAAGACGACAAGGGCAGCGAAGTACTTTTGAATTATGGCACGGACTATACTGTAGAAAACCTTATTGTTACTGTGTCCGCAAGTTTACCTGAAGGTACTGTTTTAAACTTTTACCGTAATACGGATATAGTACAGCCAACAGTATTTCCGCCGCAGGTGCTGACACAGGCATATGAGACTGCGATAGATCGAAATACGATGTGTATTCAGGAAGTTAAAACAGATTTCGGCGAACTTCGTGAAGAGGTTGAAGACTTTGAGAAAAAAACAAATGAAGAGATTGACCGCTTCGAATCTGAGGTTACTACTGAAATTGAAAACTTTGAAAAAGAAACGACTGAAAGAATTGAAAAGTTTGAGGAAAATGCCGAGAAAGTAATCGAGCAGGCGCAGGCGAGCGCTGACGCAGCAAAGGAATCAGAGAAGAATGCAGCAGAAAGTGCAGAATCTGCAAAGAAAGATGCAGAGAAAGCAGAAGATGCAGCTGACCGTGCAGAAGATATTTTACTACGTTTTGAGAGCGGAACTATAACAAAAGAGTTTACTGCGACAGATGACAGATGGACTGAAAACAACGGCATGTGGCGTCTTACAATGGCAATGGGTAACAGTAGGCTTATAGGCGTTTACAAGGAAGTCAAGAAGCCTCAGTATGAAATGGTACTAACCGGCGTTTATATGGACGCTGAAAATGTGATTATCGAAGTTCCTGAAAAGTTTGCGGGTATCGTTATACTGGCGTCGCTGACAAAAAAGACTGGTGATAAGGTCTATGTCAAAAACTTTACGGAGGAAGATTTTGCAGAGGTTGGCAGTGATTTCGTACTAACCATATCCGCTGAGGAACACCAGGCAGGAAACAGTCCGGTCATTGTCAGCTTAACACAAATAATTGATGGCGTTAGTTATCCTTACTATGCTAATGCCGAAGTAGATAATAACGGTAACGTTGTTATAAATGTGAGCAAAGCGTTCACAGGGAAAATAATATTAGATGGAGGTTACTTAGAATGAGTGTAGAAAAAATTGTCACCGGAACTTTAGCAGAGAGAGACGCTAAGATTAATGCTAATTTTGAAGCGTTGGATACCGGCAAGCTCGGTAAGACCGAAACTGCCGCTGATAGTAGTAAATTAGGTGGCGTAGCAGCTTCGAGTTATGCAAAGACTGCTGATATGAACAGTGCTATTGAGGCTGCAAAGTCGGCAGTAAAAGATGAGCTGATTGACGGAGCGCCTGATACTTACGATACGTTAAAAGAAATTGCCGATTACATTGCAGAAGATAAAACGGGTGCGGCAGCTATGAATGAAGCTATAGCAGGTAAACTCGGTAAAACTGAAACTGCAGTTGCAGCCGCTAAACTAACAACTTCTGCCGGCAGTACAACACAGCCTGTATATTTTGATGGTGGTGTTCCTAAAGCTTGTACTTATAGCCTTAACAAAACAGTACCGGCTGATGCTGTATTTACGGATACTACTTATACAGCAGGCACAGGTATAAGTATATCTAGCAATGCCATTAATAACACAGGTGTAAGGTCTGTAACAGCTGGAAGCACTGCCAATCAGTTATCCGTAAATACAGGCGGTACAACTACCACTATTACGATAAATAATGTAGCTAATGCGACCAGTGCTACTAAAGCAACTCAAGATGCTAGTGGCAATGTTATCACATCTACTTATGCTACAAAAGATGAAGTTACAGAAGCTGTTACCGGTGCTGCGTCAGTAACCAAAACTGAATTTACAGCAAGTAGCGCCAACTGGGGAACATTATCAAACGGCTACTACCCATTTACCTTGGCAGCTTCAGGAAAACACTTCCTTGGTATGTATCGTACTAATGGCAGTACCTATGAGAGTGTTATGGTAGACGTAGTTGAAAGTGGCAGTAATATCATAATCCAAAGTACGGAGAAGTTTGCCGGCTTTGTTCTGACGATTTGAGGTGAGGAAAATGGGACTTGAAGGAATAGTAACAGTTGAAAAAATAAGAGCTGCAATTAACGCATCACTGTCAGGACTGAGTAATTCTGATGCAACGATTACTATAACAAAGAACGATGGTACAACGAGTACTATTACTATTAACAACGTAGCTAATGCGACTACCGCAACTACAGCAACAAAACTCGGGAGCAGCACGGTAGGCAGTGGCGTAAGGGCAATTTATCTTAATGCTGGTACGGCAACTGCGAGTAACAGTACTGTAGGTGACAGCACCACGCCGGTCTACTTAAAAGCTGGCACTATAACAGCTTGTGATGCAAGTATTGGTTCCGGTTGGACTGTTTCAGAAGGGTCGGCAGGTTGGGCGCGAGAAAATTCCACTGGATTTACCATCCAGTGGTGGGTAGGCAATACTGATGCTACATATAGAAGTATTAATTTCCCCAGAAGCTTTTCAACTTTGTATTATGCGAATGTTATAGCAACCAGCAACTGCGAAACATTTGTTACAAGTGTTAGTAATACCAGTATTAGTTTTACCCTATGTAATGGTTACAATGATGATCGCTGGAGTGGTTCACAGCCTTGTAGACTTTATGCTTGTGGCTTGACTTAACTTATACCAAACGCTACATATCTTTGTCCTTGTCCGGGCGACCCAATGGTAAAACCATTGTTAGAGATAGCTGTTACAGTTACTTGGTTCTTATATAATTGTTCACCTTTATTGTTATTAGTTTGCATTACAACCTGAAACGCTGTTGTAAAAGTACGGGGGAATGTAGTTTGATCGCCCCACTGGATGGTAAATCCAGTGGAATTTTCTATAAGGAGAAATAAAAGTATGACTTATTTAATAAAATTTGACGAAAATGGCAGACGCAGTGACACTTACGTCGCCGAAGAAAAAACACAGGAACAAGTTACAGAACTGCTTGAAAAAGGGTTTGTATTAATTACAGAGGAAGATTATCAATTATTGATCGGCAATGTGGACGGTAAAGAATATATACGCAACGCTGACGGTACTTATAGTGAATATACATCGCCTGAGCCTACATTGGAAGAACTTAAAGCTATCAAGCTGTCAGAGGTAGACGCTTGGACTGAAAGGAAAATCACAGGCGGTTTTATATCTGAATGCACTGGTGAGATAGTAAGATATGATAGCGATAAGGACACGCAGCTTACGATGCAGGGGATTGCGCTGAACGTAAGCACTGAACGATTTAAAAATGAATATCCTGACGGCTGTCCGGTACGGGGG